GGCGTAGGGTACAGTGTCCAAACTCATCACATTGAGAAACTCCCAGAGATTACGAAGCCAAATCCTAAGCGCACACGAAGATTTTTAATCAATGATTCAATTGAGGGTTGGGCTGACGCAATCAAAGCCCTAACAAGAAGTTACTTCAAGGGAGGCTCGAAGCTAAGGTTTGATTTCTCTGATATTCGCCCAAAAGGGGCAGCTCTAATCACTAGTGGCGGTAAAGCTCCCGGACCACAGCCTCTCAGGGAATGTCTCGTGAAACTTGAAGGCATGCTCTCAGAGAAGGACAACGGCGATAAGCTGTCTTCAATTGAAGTTCACGATATGATATGTTATATTGCAGATGCGGTCCTAGCAGGTGGTATTAGAAGGGCGGCGCTTATCTCTTTGTTCTCGGCAGATGACCAAGAGATGATTTCAGCAAAGACTGGAAACTGGTGGGAAACAAATCCACAAAGAGGCCGAGCAAACAACTCTGTAGTCTTATTGAGGCATAAGATTGATAAAGAATACTTTATGGACCTTTGGGATAGAGTTAAAGCTTCAGGGGCAGGAGAGCCCGGGTTTTACTTTTCTAACGATAAGGACTGGGGCACAAACCCTTGTTGCTTGGATGGCGATACTCTTGTCTCTACTGATGCTGGGCTTATTACTATCCGTGATTTGGTTTCCATGGTAAGTGAAGGCAAAGAAATAAATGTGCTTTCATATGACGAAGAAACTGGCGGGTTGGAATACATGTTGGTTGAGGCTGGTGCTATGACGAGGGCTGATGCTGATGTAATAAAGATTGAGACAGAGGACGGGCAAGTCATTACTTTGACCCCCGACCATAGGGTCTTCACGGAGAACAGAGGGTATGTGGAAGCAGCCCAACTAACCGAGGAAGATATATTGTTATTTACTGAATAAAAACGGCTGCTCGGGGCTTCTCAATGCTATTTATAGTATGGAAACGATACAAGGGTTGGAACCACAAATGAGCCTACAAAAAGCAATAGAGACAATATACCTGAACTTGGACAAGGGAAAGCCGAAGATTATACCACAAGAGTTTGCGAAAGAATACGAAGAGTATGCGACAAAGAGATTTGCGGAGATTGGAAACTCGGCAAGAGCATCAAACAAGAGGATGTTTCTTTTGGATAATGTAAGCAGAGTTTTTCCAACAGAATACCGACTTGTAAAGGATCGCATATCGTCTTTGTATGGTGAAGGCAACGGGCTAAAAAGAATAGCAAAAATGGTTGGTCTATCTCCTACAAGGACGAGAACTCTTTTCCGTATTCTCGGTATTGAGATAAATAGGGGTCAAAGTGTTGTTTATGAAAAGACTAGGGAGATTAGAAGTGAGAACCTCAAAAAAATGTATAAGAGCAGGACTGGTTGGTTTAGAACACTTGAGAGAAAGACCAACAAAACTTCTCGTGGTATTCAGGGATATTACTACAATAAGAGCCGAGACAAGTTTGTTTGGCTGCGAAGCACATATGAATACACATATGCGAAGTGGCTAGACAGGCAAGGTGTTGACTGGGATGTAGAACAGCAAACATATCAGTTGGAAGGCACCACATATAGACCAGACTTCTTCATTTACGAAGATGGGGTTTTAGTGAAGATCGTTGAGATCAAAGGATTCTGGTCGAGAGGGACAAGGAAGACAGAAGAACTCTCGGCAAAGTTAGACATAGACGTCGTATTAGTAAGAGATATTGAGCCTTACTGCGACAAATCATACAGGAGCGAATTGAAAGAATGGAAACTACAAAGACAATCAAACGAACGAAAATCAAGCGAATAACCATAGAAAAAAACAGGGATGTTTATGATATACAGGTGAAGAAGAACCACAACTTCTTTGCGAACGGGCTATTGGTTCATAACTGCGAAATCGGACTTAGACCTTATCAATTCTGCAACCTCACAGAGGTAAACGTCTCGAATGTCGAGAGCCAGGAAGACTTAGAGGAAAGAGTTCGCGCCGGAACCTTCATTGGCACGCTCCAAGCTAGCTATACTGACTTCCACTATCTTCGCGATGTCTGGAGAAGAACAACAGAGAAGGATGCCCTTATTGGTGTTTCTATGACAGGTATTGCTTCAAACGCTGTCTTGCAGCTTGATATGGCGGCTGCAGCCAAAACGGTAAAGCAAGAAAACTCGCGAGTTGCTAAGCTTATCGGCATAAATGAGGCAGCAAGAACAACATGTGTAAAGCCTGCCGGCACAACTAGCTTGACTTTAGGCACCAGCTCTGGCATCCACGCTTGGCATAACGAGCACTATATCCGGAGACTAAGAGTGGGAAAGAACGAGCCAATTTATTCATATTTGGCGAATAACCATCCAGAGCTTGTAGAGGACGAATATTTTAGCCCACATACCACAGCAGTGATTTCCATTCCTCAGAAGGCACCAGAAGGCTCCATCATGAGAACAGAGTCGGCCCTACAATTGCTCAAGAGAGTAAAGTTGGTAACAGACGAGTGGGTAAAGCCCGGTTTTCGTAAGGGGCAGAATACTCACAATATTTCTGCAACAATATCCATTAAGGAGGCCGAGTGGGCAGATGTTGGAGAGTGGATGTGGGAAAACCGCATTAGTTACAACGGTTTATCTGTTCTGCCCTATGATGGCGGAACATACACTCAGGCTCCATTTGAGGACTGCTCGAAGGAAACCTACGAGGCAATGATGAAGTCTCTAACAGCAGTAGACCTCACGAAGGTCACAGAGGAAGAGGACAATACCGACCTCAAGGGCGAGGTGGCATGTGCTGGCGGCGCCTGCGAAATAAAATTTGTATAAAAACTCTTGACAATTCGGCTATAATGGGCTAAACTTATAAAAGAACAATTAAAGGAGAAACAATGAGTTCTAATAACCAAGACGATAAATTATTAACAACAGAAGAGCACCTCTCAAATTACGTGAGAGAATTCGCAGCAATTGAAGAGGCAATGGAGCCCTATAAAGAACAACGCCGCGACTTGCGAGAATCATATGACGACAATCGCTGGCTAACCAAAGAAGAGATGAGATTGGCAGTAAAGGCTTACAGGCTGGTTAAATCAGACACAGATATGGAACAGTTGACGGAGTATTTTAACAGGCTCAAAAGAACAGTGAGGAATATCAATGTCTAATATCCCCCCAGTATTAAGGCCAGTTAATCGGCACCTAACAATTGTTCCACACGTCAAAAAGAATGAGACCTCATCAGGGGTAATATTACCAGAAGACTTTGAGCCAGAGGAAGACAGGTACATTACAGCAACTGTTTTAGATATCGCCGCCGACTGCTCGGCACCAATTCAGAAATTACGCGGCCACACAGCAGCAAAGACAGTTGTTGTAGACAGGAGCATGATAGAAGAGATTGTAGTGAAGGATAAATCTTACTATACAGTTCTGGAAAACTATGTAGTAGGTATACTGCGAGGGTTTGATGAGAGTTGATTTGTTCGGGGATGATATAGGGTCAGTAGAGTACATCTCCCATATGGGTGACGATCTCAGCATCGTGAATGCTGCCCGTGTATCCTTTGGTGCCGAGAAAGAAGAAATAGAGGAGAGGGATGTTAAACTTATTAAATACCTTATGCAGCACAATCACACTAGCCCATTTGAGCACTGTGTTGTTACAATGCGCTTTACTGTTCCTCTCTTTATTCGGAGTCAGCATCACCGTCATCGCACTTGGTCGTATAACGAAATTAGTCGTAGATATACTAGTGTAGACATGGAGTTCTACAGCCCTCCGGCTTTCAGAACCCAACACAAGTCGAACAGGCAGGCAAGCAACAATCAACTAATTGACCCAGTGCTCAATTCCTCGTATATGTCGATTGGATTTGAGAATGCTTCCACTGCAGTGAAGGAGCATGCAAATAGAAGCTTGAATCTGTATAACGCCATGCTTGACGCTGGTATCTGCCGAGAGCAAGCAAGAGGCGTTCTACCTCAGAATTTGTATACGCAATACTATGGTACAACAAACTTGCACAATTTATTAAAATTTATTAGTCTAAGGTCGCACGAAGGCGCCCAATGGGAAATTCAGCAGGTTGCAAATGCCTGTCTAAACATTGCACTTAAACACTTTCCAGTAGCCACAGAGGCATATATAGAGAAGCATATTTCGGAGAAATGAGATGAGAATAACAGCAACACTAGTCACAACACTGTTTATGGTCAGCTGTGCACCAGACATGGTACCAGTTGACCCAACCGCACAGGACGCAAAGGCAATATCTGGTTTAGATATGGCACCAGCCCCTGATTATAGGCTGATTGACGCTGCCCCACCCCGTCCAGATATACCAGACATGTTAATCGCGGTCGACCCTTGTTTGGACGTGACCGTCGAGGACTATGAAGAGTATTGCAGGTGTATTCCGGAATGTTGTTCAACCCAGGAGTGGTTCTGCCCTCCACAGCCGGATAACACAATTCAGTCAATGCGGGTGACCATTGAGATTTGTGATGATGATGGCGAAAGTTGCGAGTTTGGCACAGATGAAGAGTGTCCTCCTCCTAGAATAATTCATCGCAGCGATTGTGAAATTGCTCACGAATGTCCACCCGGTTCCTCGCGGGATTTTTTACGCTGGTTTGAGTGCCAACTAGACGATGGTCGTATGGGCAGACAGCGCGTATTGTGTGATAAGGGGGTTATTGTCCATGGTCCCTGCACATCATGTGAGCCGGAAGTTTGTGATGGCCTCGATAATGATTGTGACAACTTGATTGATGAGGACCCAATACTGTGTGAAGACGAATGCGGCCCCGGTGTGGGCTTATGTCAGGATGGTGTGCTAGTAGAGTGTGTTAACAGGGAGCCATCCGAAGATATATGCAATTTTATCGACGACGATTGTGACGGAGAGGTAGATGAGGGGCAACGAAATGCTTGCGATTTATGCGGCGAGCTGCCACCAGAGGATTGCGACGGTATCGATAACGATTGCGACGACCGCACAGATGAAAATTTAATTCGAGAATGTGAAACCCCTTGCGATAGAGGACTAGAGACTTGCTTGGGAGGTCAGTGGGCATCCTGCACTGCAAGGCAGCCAGTCCCCGAAGAGTGTGACGGCTTCGATAATGACTGCGATGGACTATCCGATGAAGGGATTAACTGCCTCTGCACCATCGACCAAGTGGGGGTCTTGTTTCCTTGCGCAGAAGAGCCGCTTGTTTGCGGCATCGGATTCAAGACTTGCGAGTGCTTGGACGTTGATTGCGAGCTCTTGCAGATGGGAGACTGTCAAGCACTCTGCGCCCATCTGCCACAGCCAGGAGACATGGACTGTGACCCAACTATCGGTCGCCCAGCAGAAGATGAGGTGTGTAACAATTTTGATGAAGATTGCGATGAAATTATCGACGAGGGTCTGAGCCAAGCATGCTATACCGGACCCCGCAATACGCTAAACGTCGGCATATGTCTGCCGGGTGAGCAAACCTGCGTAGAGGGTCAATGGGGCGCCCCACGGGGTGCTCTCGGTGTGTGGACACCTGACTTTTGTGAAGGTGAAGTCACACCAGCTGAAGAGGTTTGCAATGGCGCTGACGATGATTGTAATGGCGAAGTCGACTATGGGGTAGAGATGAGACCAACAGACATCCTGCTAATTCTTGACACCAGCGGCTCAATGACAGGCGAAATCAGGGCTGTCACTAGTGCCCTGGCACGCTTCGGACAACACTTTGCAGCTGAAGAAGCTTTGCACTGGGGCATCATTATTGGACCAACCAGGACACCGGACCCTGAAAATCCACGCTCTGACTTGGAGGTGCTGACCATGGTCTCGAATATTACAATCTTTCAGCAATTCTTTGCGGCATTCAGTACTCTTGATCCATTAGACTTCGATGGTGGCTTGGAGATGCACTCTGACGCCTTAATGTTGGCCCTGAGAAACCTGAGTCCCCTACATGTTGACCTAGCGGATAGGGATTGGCGACGCGGCATTGTTTCTGTCCCTCCATTGGACCAATTCATTGTGAATTGGCGCCCGAATGCTGACCGTGTTATTATCGTGTTCACTGATGAGGACGAACAATCCTATATGAACCCAAGCTTTCATCCGGTGGAGATTGCTGCAGCAGTTGCCGCAGCGCCAAACACAACACTGTATACATTCGCTCTAGCCTTCTATGGATGGGACGAGCAAGCTATAGCTTCTGGTGGTCGAAACTTTAACTTGGTGCCAAACGCTGACATAATGTATGATAGCTTGATGTCAATCCTGGACGAGATATGCCTCCCTCGGGCTAATGGTGCTCAGGGTGCAATGATTATGAAGCAAGAATACCTTCCAGCAAGTCTCCCCTACAATATGGATGCGATGTGTTACTGAAGAGTGTCGTCATTGGCCACTCCATGGAGTCTGTGCTCTACGCTTTTTTGAACGGACACTATCATATACAGAGCACGAACTTTCAGCCTCTCTTTTTTGAGGAGGCTGAAAACTTCACCCTTTGGGGCACGAACAACAAGAAGCATATTTGGCGAAAGTTAAAAGTGTATATGGGTCTTCTCTCATTGAGTATAGACTATCCAGAAATAAAACAAATCCGGATTCAGGAAAACACAATTAAGCTGTTTGACGATAGCTTGTTGGCAGAGTTTGAGTTTGAAAAGTGTTTTATATATGAGCCCTTAAACATCTCTCATGAGAATAAAATATCTAAAACCAATCCAGATATCTGTAAGGTCGTTGATGACTTTAAAGTAACCCGACTTGGACGGAACCTTACCCACATCGACCCCGCGTTCACAGAAGACGAGCTGGTATCAGAAATCTACTTCTATAATTCGAAAAGGGTTGATGGCTCGAAAGTGGTTACGGATATCGCCACCGTGTCTTATCTTTCTCGCGAGCAGCTTTATATGTTTGATTATTCTGATACAATGGCTTCCTTTAAACTAAAGAAAGAGCTAAACTCTTTGGGGTATATCGGACTAAAAGAAAAGCACAAAAACAAGAATGGGACTGACGTGTATAAGAAGCTAAAGCTAAATCATATTAAGCGCCATGTTATAGTGGTGGACCAGAACGAATACAAGAACACAAAAGCGGTAAAGTTTGTTAATTTTTCAGCTAAGGATTTGATGGATGGACAAGGGACCTAAAGGTAGAAATCTAGCAGGAATTATTCCAATTTCTGGGCGTGAGGATGTTCTGGGTCTCCCATGGGCTGACTGCATGCAGCCCCTTGCAGATGGAATCACTGCTTTGGAAAGGTCGGTTTATGAATGTGCTGTCATGAAATGCAATTCTATATGGATTATATGCAACGATGACATAGCCCCTTTGATAAAGAAGAGGATTGGGGACTATGTTATGGACCCAAGTATATATGCTGACTGGGACTTCAAAAGAATGCCCCATATGATGAAACAGTATATTCCAGTTTTTTATACGCCGATACTACAGAAGGACAGAAACAGGAGGGACACATTGGGTTGGTCAGTGCTCCATGGGGCCTTAACTGCTTTTATCGTGTCCAAGAAGATATCACAATGGGTTGCTCCGACAAGTTATTATGTTACTTTTCCATATGGTATTTATGATATCCGGGCAACTAAGTCTCTCAGGGCAACAATAAGGTCTGGAAAGAGCTGCTATGCTTCATACCAGGGAAAGACTGTGAGAGATAATTTATATTTACCATTTAGCTTCACTCCTGAAGACTGGCTTCACTTTCGACGAGGAGTCAACGAAGCCAACACCGGGGGAGACAAAAGTCTATCCCTAGAAGAAAGGTGGTCTGCAAAGAATTTTTCACTTGACAAAATCTTTAAAAATGATAATATAGATATAGATGAACAAATCGAAATAGAAGAATATTACAATTTGGACTCTTGGGAGAACTTGAGAGAATACTACAAGTCTGATCTTAAGATAAGAAAGATGCCAAAAACAATGAACAAGCCTTACCACGTATAGGAGGAGACACATGAAAAGTAAAGAAGAATTGACATTAATAGAAAGATACGACAATCTACCAAACATGGTAAAAGAGGATATTGGCTTTCCAGCTACATATATGTCCTTGACAAATGCTCAAGAATCGTTTATAATAGATATATTAAAAGGTCATGAAAAAGCCGTAAAACAAGAATTGCTCACCATGTTGGATGAGATGAAAGAAACAATTGATGAAATCTAGAACAGAAAGCAGCATTCCATTCGTTGGGCTCCACGCCCATTCAGTCGCCGGGTCACCCTTCGATGCACTAGGATACCCGAACGAACACATGGATTTTGCTTATGATAACGGCATGGATGCCCTTGCCCTTACAGACCACGGAAACGCAAACGGTCTCGCAGGCCAAGTCTTGCATGCCAAGAAGATGCTCAAGGCTGGCAAGAACTTTAAGCCAATCTTCGGCGTTGAAGCTTATTTTATTCCATCGGTCGCAAATTGGAAGAAAGAATACGAGGCAGTCAGAGCATCAGCTAAGCGCAAGTCAGAATACGAAGCTGGAACATCAGGCACCACAGTTGAGAATGAAGCTTCCAAAAAGAAGATGAAGTCTATTCTTAACCGGCGCCGCCACTTGATTCTCCTAGCACAGGACCAGGAAGGCTTACGCAATATATTCAAGATGATTTCCACGAGCTATGTTGGTGATAACTTTTATCGCTATCCACGCGTCGACTATGCGCTCCTCAAGAAGCATAATAAGGGCGTCATTGCCGCTTCTGCTTGTCTTGGTGGCGTTTATGCTGGCAGCTATTGGGAGAACCGCGACGAAGGCGCTGATGCTATTCTTGACGCCATGAGAGAGACCACCCAAAAGATGCAGTCAATCTTCGGTGACCGATGGTATGGGGAATTGCAATGGAATAACATACCAGAGCAGCATGAGCTAAACCAGTATATCATCCAAATGCATCACGAATTTGGCATTGAGCTTATTTCAACTGCTGACTCTCACTATTACAATGCTGAAGTTTGGAAGGATAGAGAGTTGTACAAGCGCCTAGGCTGGCTCGGGAAGGGAAAGCCTGACTATCTTTCAGACGAGCTTCCTGTATCCGTGGAGGAGATTGGGTATGAATTATACCCTAAGAACGGTGACCAAATGTGGGAATCTTATAAGAGATACTCTAAGGGTGCCAATATGGAATATGACGATAAACTGGTTCTGGCTTCTATTGAGCGCACCCATAGTATCGCTCATGAACGTATTGAGACTTTCTTGCCAGACAACACGGTCCGCCTGCCTGATTTTGTGGTTCCGGAAGGCTCTACCGCAGCTCAAACATTGGCTGCGCTGTGTGTAGAAGGCGCTCGCTCATTAGGTCTTGCAGAGAATGAAGAATACTCCGAGCGCCTTAAATACGAAGTCAACATTATCGAGTCACGCGGCTTTGCAAAGTATTTCTTGACGATGAAGGCCATTGCAGATATGGCTGTAGAGAGACAGCTTGTCGGACCGGGTCGTGGCTCGGCCGCTGGCTCGTTGGTATCTTATGTACTGGGAATTACTCAAGTTGACCCAATCAAGTATGGGCTTCAGTTTGAGAGGTTCTTGACCAAGGGATCTTTAGAGGGGATTATATCGGATAATGGCAAAAGCAAAACAAAGACCAAGCCCGTAAAAATAGAAACTGACTCAGGAAGAAGTATCTTTCTCACGCCAGGGTTAGAAATAAAGGTGAAAAGAAGTAATAAAATATCTTACATTCTCGCTAAAAACCTTGAAATCGGAGACGAGATACTTGTTGCTTGACCAATTTTTTAGTTTAAACATCGGCTATCTTACTATATAGTAATAGGAGGATAACCAAAAATGATTTATCAAAATAAAAATGAAGAATATTTCACCAAAGTTAGCAAGTATAACTCATACTGGGCGGGTTTTATTGGGGCTGATGGATATGTAAGTGAAGATAAAAATGTTCTACAAATAATCTTATCGGCAAAGGATAGAGACCATTTAGAAAAACTAAAAAATGAACTAAATGAGGACTATGCAATAAAAATTAAAAAAAATACAGGGTCTTGGGCAACAGAGGAGAGCTATTGCTGTAATTTTTCTTTTTGCTCCAAGCAAACAGTGGAAGCACTGAAAGAAAACTGGGGACTTCACCAAAACAAAACATATACACTAACCTTCCCAAAAAACCTTGCAGTTGAGGAAAGGAAAAGTTACTTATGTGGATACATAGACGGCGATGGGTGCATAAGTGTAAGAAAGAACTCTCGTGGAAAACTGCAACTTTCTATTAATGGAAACGAATCCTTCTTAGAGGGTGTAGTGGGGTTCTTGAGAGAAGAGGGTGGGATAAAAATAAAGAACAACCTCTATCCAAGCAGAAATATTTTTGTTTTTTCGGTCCTTGGTAAGACCGCACTTTCAATACTTGAGTTTCTTTATGACGAAGACTTGCCGCTGATGAAAAGAAAATGGGCGAAGTTTGTTGAAAATAGAAGCAGAAGATTCGGTCAGTATATTTTCTGGACAAAAGAAGAAGAGGACATCTTAAAGAGAAGTTATGAAAACAATACTTCCGTAGAAATTCATAAGAAGTATTTTGTTAATAGAAGTTTTGCTTCTGTAGAGAAGAAGATAATGGAGATGGGGTTATCAAAAAGACCCCAACCTCAGAGACATTGGACAGCACAAGAAAATGAAAAGTTCATTGCCGCCCTGGAAAAAGACTTGACTAATCGTCAGATATATGAGACTATATTCCCATACAGAACATTCAGTTCCGTAAGAAACCAGAGAAAGAAAATTAAGAAAGCGAATATAAATGAAGATAACTAATATTACATTTCTAGAGGAAGAGGAGAGAAGCATCGCTCCTGTCCCTGCAGGAACTAGTGAGATTGTGAATGATCTCTTCTTGAGAAACCCAAGCGAAACTAGTATGCCGGATATAGATTATGACGTGAGTTCACCAATGGAACTCAAAGAGCACCTTATAGATATGTGGGGAGATGATACAGTAGTGCCAATCACAAATTGGAACACGCTGCAGCTTCGCTCGCTGATTAAGGACATATCAAAGTTTTACGGAATTGAATTTACAGAGGTCAATAATGTGACCAGCAAGATGGTGTATGAGGCAACGCCACTTGCAAAGAAAGCGCATGGCATCACAGCTGGTGTCTACGCGCCAACATTTGAAGAGTTGATGATGTATTCAGAAACGCTTCAGAATTTTCTTAAGAAATATCCACACATCAAGACGCATGTCGAGACCCTTTATGGTCAAACACGCAGTGCTTCCCGTCATGCTGGCGGTGTGGTTGTCGGCGAGAGATTGAATGAGTGGATGCCTCTTATTAACAGTGGAGGGGTCAGGCAGACCCCATGGAGTGAGGGACAAAATGTTAGACATCTGGAACCAATGGGCTTTATTAAGTTTGATATTCTTGGATTGGCTTCTTTGCGAATGGTTGAAGGTGCTATAGAACGCATCCTTAATAGACACCATGACATCGAGAATCCAACCTTTGACCAAATTAGAGGCTTTTACGATGAACATCTGCATCCGGACAAGATCGACCTAAACAATGCAGAAGTTTGGAAGAATGTATTTCATAAGGGCAAGTGGGCTGGCATATTTCAGTTTACAGAAGCAGGCGCCCAGTCGTTCTGTAAGAATGCGAAGCCTGACAATATCACAGACTTAGCTTCTATCACCAGTATATATCGTCCTGGGCCATTGAGTGCTGGCGTTGATAAAATGTTTATTGGTGCTAAGCAATCACCGGATGAGGTAGAGTATCTTAACGAGACTACTCGTGAAGTGACAGAAGAGACTTATGGCTTCCTTATATTTCAGGAGCAGATTGCTATGCTTGCACACAAGCTAGGTAAAGACCTGTCACTGGACGAGGGCAACAAGCTTAGAAAGCTTTTGACTAAGAAGGGTACCGGCGCCGCAGCAGAAGAGAAGGATAAGATATTCGATAAATTTCTCAAAGGTTGCATCGAAAAGGGTATAGCCTCGCATGATGCGCGAGAACTTTGGAACAAGTTTGAGTACTTTTCTGGATACGGTTTCAATAAGTCTCATGCAGTATCTTATTGCATATTATCTTTTCAGTGTGCTTGGCTACTAAATTACTATCCGACCGAATGGCTCGCAGCATTTTTGGACAAGGAGCCAGAAAAGAGAAAAGAGCGAGCCATTAGTACTGCTAAATCTTTCGGATATAATGTTGAGCCATTGAATGTTAATACGTCAGGTCAGGCTTGGGAAATCAGTGAGGATAACAAGACATTGATACAGCCTTTGACTTCGATAAAGGGTCTCGGCGCTGTAGCCATTCAACAGATTATAGAGCACAGACCGTTCAACACTATCGAGGATTTCCTCTTTCATGAAAAGGTCAGGTATTCAAAGCTAAACAAAAAAGCACTTGACGCTCTTTGTCGAGCCCAAGCGCTCAACGACTTAGTGGATGACCGCTTTACTGGACTCAAGCATTTCTGGTCTGCCTGTGTTGTGGACCGCCCCAGAAAGCTCAAAAACCTTGAGGAGAACATCGTAACGTATGCAGGGGAAGGAGATTTCTCGGAAGAAGAAAAGCTAGAATATTTGGTCAATTTGACAGGAGTGTTCCCGATTAACTCAGTAATCAATGACCAGGTAAGAAGCAAGCTGGATGAGCTTTATATTCCACCGATTTCAGAATATGATGCAGATTTGGGTGTTACTTGGTTTATTCCGAGAGAGTGCAAACTAAAGAAATCTAAGAATGGCAAAAACTTTTATGTAGTCAAGGTAATTGACGATAACAACGAAACAAACACTATTCGCTGTTGGGGCGTAGACCCCACGAGAGATGTGGTTCATATCAACCGTCCCTATATGGCTAGATTGAATTACGACCCAAACTGGGGCTTCTCGACATTTAGTGTCAGGAAGATGTTTAAACTATTAGCTTAAGGAGACAACAATGGCTAGATTAACGGGTCTCGCCGCACGAATGATGGCGGAATATTATAAAGAGACAATAAAGAATAAAGGTTATGCCTTCTTCGAGAGCGGAGACTATAATCTCAATATTGTTGGGGTCAGGAGTGATTCCGGCGATGCATCGCGATTTGATGACTTTATCAACTTGATGTACAAGATTGACGGAGAATGGGTGTGTGATGTATATCCAGCTACTACTGAGCCTGGTACAAGGATTTTGACAAAGCCAATCGTAGCAAAAGGTACGGCAATCTTGGTGCCTGACCAGTACAGGGGTGTCTACAAAATCGACACTCACGGCGGCAAGAGGAAGTACACAGCGCTTTGCCAACGCAATGGCAAGGTAAGTGTATGGAGAGATACAAACAAGGACACTAAGCCAGACTATGTGGGTCCTGAGCACGAAGGGTTCTTTGGAATAAACATCCATCGACACTTCGGAGCAGACGAAAGAGAGTACACTGGCGGGGTATCTGCCGGCTGTCAAGTGTTTCAGAGTAGTAAAGATTTTTACGAGTTTATGGATACTTGTAACAAGGGTGCAGATAAGTTTGGAAATAAATTTACCTACACCCTTATTGAGCAACGAGATGTTAGAGCAAAAGGAGTATGCTAACAATGTTTAATGAGAAAGTGAAAGTTTACAGAATAAGAGAGACAGCAAGGGTGCCTGAACGTGCCCACCAGAGTGACGCTGGGATGGACTTGTTCTTCGCCCCGGAAAACGGAGAGAGCGTCACAGTCGAACCGGGACAATCAACGGTTCTCGGAACAGGTCTAAAGATTAGTGTCCCAACAGGGCACATGCTTCAGATTATGAATAAGTCAGGAGTAGCATCAAAAAAGCAACTCGTGACTGGCGCATGCGTTGTTGACAGGGGGTATGACGGAGAGGTTTTCGTAAATCTCCAGAATATCGGACAGCAATCTCAGACCATCGCCCCTGGCACTAAATTGGCTCAAGGAGTATTTATTCCAGTCTCTATGCCGATTATGGTTGAAATTAATGAAGATAAGGTGTATCCTAGACCTACAGAAAGAGGAGCCGGAGCACTAGGCTCAACAGGAGAATAACAATGGGATTAGATCGGAAAATCATGAGAAAGCAGCAGAAGGCTTTCATGAAGGAATTCAAAAAGAGAATGAAGCATTTCAAGAAGCTTGTTGTGTGTTCTTCGTGTGGCACCGCGCCAAAAGAAGGACAAAATATTGATGATTGGAAGATCAATCAGAAAAGCGAAAACTTAGATTTGTTGTGTACGGAGTGCTTCGGCACAGAAGAGGAGTGGCAAGGTGAAGTTTAGACAAACTTACTGTTTCGACGATGTACTCTTGGTGCCAAATAAGAGCGACATTGAAACTAGAGAAGAGGTGAATCTATCGTCAGCAATAGGAGATTGTAGGTTTCGCCTGCCCATCATATCAAGTCCGATGGATACGGTGACAGAAGGCGCAATGATGTATACGATGGCAAAGCTAGGAGGCTTAGGGGTATTACACCGATACAACACCGCGGTACATCAAGCCAGCGTTTTCGCAGATATTAGAATGAAGCTGGAAGAAGAGCAAACAGAGCATTCATCCAAGTTGTCGGTCGCCATCGGAGCGTCCGACGATTATGAAAAGAGGGCCAAGATTTTAGTCGAGAATGGTGTACGGATATTGTGCATCGATGTCGCTCACGGTCACCACACCATGGCAGAAAGAGCAATCAAGACCCTTAAGGATGCCCATGGTGAACGCGTCCTCATCATGGCAGGCAACGTCGCAACGCCAGAAGCTTATAGCAGCCTTTCTGACTGGGGCGCCGACGCGGTGAGAATCGGCATCGGCGGCGGTTCAATTTGCTCCACGAGAATTCAAACCGGCCATGGCATGCCAACGTTTCAGTCTGTCTTGGACTGTGCCAGTACCTCCGGAGCGATTATTGTCGCTGATGGGGGAATAAAGACGGCAGGAGATATTGTCAAGGCATTGGCAGCTGGCGCAGACTTTGTTATGCTTGGTTCGATGCTGGCCGGAACAGACGAAGCCCCAGGCGATGTCCTGAGTAACACAGACGGAAAGAAGTACAAAGTCTATCGAGGTATGGCGAGTGTTGAAGCTCAGGTTGCCTGGAGAGGTCAAGCCCGCTCGCTGGAAGGGGTTTCGACAACCATACCTTACAAGGGTAGCGTTGGAGATGTGATGCATAACTTAGAGCAGAATATCAAATCTGGACTATCATACTCAGGAGCCCGCAGCATAAAAGAGCTGCATGCTAAAGCACGCTTTATTCAACAGTCCTCCGCAGGTCAAATTGAGAGCAGCACACATATTATGTTACGATGACTATAAAGAAGGTCCTTTTTGAAGAAGACGACGAACAACACGCAAGGATGATTATCCGTCTTCGGTATGATAAACTGACGCAAGGCAACTTCTTTAGAGGCTTGGTTAAGCTTTATGTTGATAACGATTTGGACATGGCACGAATAATAGAGAAGATAAAAGTAGAAAGAAGCACGATGGGCAAGCGCAAGCGCGCTAAATCAGTAAAAGAAATAGAACAAGGAGAAAATATGATGGAAGACTTAGGTCTATCTAACAACGAAAAGAATTTTATATATGATTTAATTGAGGAAGATTTTGAAGAATAAAGACAACAAAGAGTGCTCTGAAGAGAATTGTCGATGCTGGATTGATTATCCAGAAGATAACAATTGTATATACGAGGCTATTAGAAAGCACGGCAACATGACTTTAGACGAAACATCGAAAAGACTAGGGATTTCTTTAGTGAGAGTTTCGCAAATAGAGAAGCAGGCATTGAAGAAGCTCTCAAAGAGAATAAAAAAATGAGTTTGTTGCGTATAAGGACTATTTATTTATGTATTTTACACCATTTTTGTATACAAAAGGAGAATTTTTAAATGAGTGATAAGAATCTACTTAACGAAAACACTATTCGTCGTTTCATGAAGCTTGCAAACGTTGGAACCCTCACCAACAACTTCATCGCAGAGAACTACGGAGAGGAAGAGGAATTAGAGGAAATTGCAAATCCAGACGAGCCACATGTTGACGACGGTCCTATCTCTGAGCAAGAAGAAGAGATGGAGATGGACGTTGAGATGGCCGACGCTGAAGAAGAGCCAGAAATGGAAGAAGAACCAGAAATGGAAGAAGAGCCAGAAATGGAAGAAGAGCCAATGGACGAAGCAGACATTAGCTTGACTGAAGAAGAGGCACAACTTCTTATCGACCTAGGTGACCGTTTGCGCGAAGCCATGGACACCGACGCAGAAGAGGGTGACATGGACATGGAAGAGCCAGAAGACTTGGACCTGGAAGAACCAGAGGATATGGACCTGGAAGAGCCAGAAATGGAAGAAGAGCCAGAGGAAGAGGTCTTACAGGAAGCATTGGTGGCCGAGGTAC